AGGATTTGTTCAAGCGTTCCAAATTGATCTATGTTGTCAATTGTGAACGCACCACAGTAATCTGCTGGCATATTATGCCAATGTTACTGTGAGGCTTCCCGATGCAATCTTGAAAATATCGCCTGTATCAATCGTTTTAGAGGCATCTAGTGCTGTGTGATACAAAAGATTTCCACTTGTAGAAGCATCCAAAATGCCAATATGCGAGATTGTTCCCCAAGAGCCTGTTGCTTGGTCAAATGTAACATCTGCTGTTGTTGTGCTTACTCCGTTAGAAGGTGCGCCAAAGGTTGCAGATTTTCGAGCATACGATGCACCAGAACACTCTGTGCCTGTATTTGCATCGGTTGGATCGCTTGTATAGAGACCAACATAAACAGTCGCTGGAGAAGTAAAGGTTGTTGCTCGTAGAGTCGCATTGATTAGTGCGTTCTCTAGGTAGTTTGACATTTCAGCCATTTTGTTTCCTTATCGTGAAGTTACTCGCATTTGTAATGGAACACCCGAATACTCGCCATTTTGATCTGCATCGGATATGTTTCTAATTGCTCTGTCATATAGGGTTGCCCATGTTTGACTTCTAGCATCGTTAATAAGATATGGCTCTGCTTCTAAAAGAGAGGCATAGAGTAGAGCATCTGGATAATTAGCAAGAAATACATTGCTTGCATTACCTGTAGACAATACAGTAGGTTTAGCATAGTAGAGGATCTCCAATGTATATGCTGTATCTGGCTGTGGTGCTAACTCAAACTCGGTTGCCAGGATTGTGTAATAAATTGGTTTGCCACTCTCGTCTGCCGGAGCATCCCTAGTAAATGTGCTAGGAGACATATAGGTAATTGGGTATCTTGGATTGCCTTGGATATGCAAATCCCGAATCTCTAAGAAGTCTGTTGGTAGGGCTACTTTGCCATCACCGCTTACTGTTAATGCTGTAGCTGACTTTAACATCTGCCGAGTGCGTAGGTCTCTTGCCATGCGTAGTTCTGCAAAGCTAATAAAGTCGGGGATAACCGAGGTTAGATCAGATCGACCTAAGTAGTTAGCCACCGATGCTTTCAGATCGGTAAAGTTTGTATAAGCCATAATCTCTCTTACTCTTTTGGTATTTCGATGTTATCCCAGCTATAGACATATTGCCCGATATGCCGGATGCCTTTAGATAAATCGTGATCTATCCAAGTGTCAAATCCTGCATCTTTTGCTTTGATGCAGAAGTAAATGTCCTCACCTAATATTTTATTGTTACCAAGCTGCTCAAAGTAGAAATAAGGCATTTCCATTGCTTTGAACACTTTGGTTTTAACTAACATTACTCCGCAGCCAATGCCATCTGCCATGCTAATTCCTGACATTGCGTTGGAGTAAATGGGAAACCAATCGACAGATCCATCAACTTCGCTTATTTTGAAGTTTTTGGCTGTCGGTTTAACAGGCTCAGATCGTGTTGTCGCATTGACTCCGATAATATCTTTATCGTGAGCCATGAGGATCTTTAGCGTGTCTTTTGGAAAACGCATATCAGCATCTACAAATAATAGATAATCTGCTTTTATTTCTAGTGCTGTCTTAACTAAATTGTTCCGTTGGTCAAATATCAGCGTTCCTGCGCTTGTAAACAGGTCTATATCGTGTTTTGTGGTCTTAATGGTATATGCACACATTGCCACCAAATCAAACGCTGTAGCGACCTCCATTTGCCCTCTAGCAGGGATGCAAATAGCGATTCTCATACCTCACCCCCTCTGGTTCTAAATACCCTGTTATCGGGGTCATTTAGCCATTTCTTGAGAGCTTTAGGGTCTTGGATATGAAAACCACGCATAATGCCTTTAGCGTTCAAATCATTGATGATTGCTAGAGGCAATTCTGCTATCTTGTTCTTTGGGTCAAACACTTCGCCTGACCATCCTGTCTTGCTAGGATTATTGTTGTATTGCGCTTTTGTATGTTCTGCAAAATCGGTTAAATCGGTTTGCGAATGGATAATAATGCCACCATCGCCATCTGACAATACTGTCCGAATTTCGCCATCTACAGTTTCTAAATATTTCTTCACAGTTTGATCCACCTTTCTGGTATTAAATCGCTATCGTCTAGCCCATTGGTGAACCACTTTTTTGGTGCAATTACCTTATTTCCCTTTGCTAACCAAGCACCCCACCAGCCATACGAGCTATTCGCTATGATATGATTTTTGAAGGAAGAAAGCAATGCTAGGTCTTGCACAGGATTGCTACAGGGCATGACCATATCTGCCCATTCTAGGTTCTCTGCACACCACTCAGGATCATCTGAGAAAACTACAAAAACGCTGTTAGGAAAGGCTTTTCTAGCCTCGCCATAGTAAGTCTCATCCAACTGCACAAAAACATCAGGAAGGCTCAAATAATCGCCTCTGCGGACTGTTACCGCTACCATGTTTTCGTCTATCTCTGCTTTGGGTAAATAGAACTCCTTGCGGATCTCATCTTCTACAAAGTCAAAGTATTTCTCCGACTGCCAATATCCCACCATCATTCCTGATTTGGTGATCTCTTGGTAACTATGTTGTTTTTCCTTTATCGGCTCTGCAAAGTTATCTGTTACTTGAAACGATATAGGGAAAACCCCTAGTTCATACTTTCTGTTTTTGTTTACTTCATAAAATGTGGTGTTCAACTCTAGGGTTTCCCCTAATGTTTTAGAGATTGCGTAGCCTGCTGCGTATTGGAACATCTGGTTGCCCAGACCTCCCATTATGTAAACGATCATAGAAAAGAGGGTAGATTTTGTCTACCCTCTATTCTACTTATTATCTACTGAATATCAAGCAGATAAGTCGAAAGCTCCACCATGAGCAGCTTCGTTACGAACTTCCAAAGTCAATTCAGCCAAGATTTGTTTCTTGTCTGCATCGCCAACTTTAGCGATGTCATTGGTTTGGAATGGGCGCAAATAAGCCAATGCTGCATACTCAGGATCGAGTACGAGAGCATCGCGAGTACGCATAAAGCGGTTTGGAACAATCTGCAATACACCAAAGTCGGACTGATAAAGATCAGCACCGGCAAGGATGGTTGCTTGACCGCTTGTAGGCACTTGATAACGCTGTGCTGCCAAGCCTGTGAAGCCAGATACAGTCTGCTTGAGTGAAGGCGAAACCATCAATACAGAAGGTGTGCCACCGCTTGTAAATACCTTTGATACAACATCCTTGAGGATGGTCTCGGTAAATGTGCGAGTTGTACCATCGGTACGAACTGAAACACCAATTGTGGTTGGGTCTACACCAGCAGTTGTACCAGCAGATTTGTTTGTGTTGGTCTTGATGTAAGACAACAACGAACTCATTCTGCGAGCAGTTGTGCCAGATGTGCCTGCTGCTTGAGCTTGATTAGCTGTGATGATTGTCTCAATATCACGCTTGATCTCAGCAGAAGCCTTTGCCAATTGGTAAGCCATCTCAGACTTACGACCAGCAAGGTCAGAAGCCAAGAGAGTGCCAGAAACCATAACAGTCTTACCAACGATCTGTGTGAGGTTACCAAGGCGAGTTGTTGGGCTGATTGTGCCTTCTGTAGCTGTTGCACCTTCAACTAAAGCGTTGGAAGTGGTAGCTGCTGCGAGGCTGTCAGTCTGCCATTCGTGGTTGATAGAAGTTGCTTTGGTTTTGCCAATAGATGACATGATTGGGGTGTCGGTAGGGCTGATGTCATAAATAACATCGGTTAAGTCCTCACGCGCACCGATTGCTGTATAGCGATCATATGCTGCCATTTTTCAATTCCTTTATAAAAATCGTTCAAATAATCGAACCGCATCCTTTTTGTTGCCAGTTTGGCGGAGTTTGGCTCGTTCCTTTTTAATTGCTTCATTATCAGAACTCTGCGGATTAGATGTTCCTGGTCGGATAGTCTTTGGAGCAGTAGCTACTTTTTTAGTCGTAACCCCCTTGTTTGCCATTAACTTCTCGTACTGCATTGCTTTGTAAAGTGTTTGCACAGCACGACTGTCGTAAACCTGAGACAACTCTTGGTCAGTAAATCCGATGGATTTTGCATAATTGCGAATATCCCTACGGATTACTTCGCCCTTAACATCATCCTTAAATTCAGGAATAGCCTCGACCAATTTCTGTTGCTCTTGCCGGATATGCTGTTGTAGAAGTGCTTGTTGGTGAGTCTGTTGTTCTTGTTGAACACGCTGTCTCTCCATCTGCACCGCTTGCAACTGCTTTTCCCTCTCAACTTTCTCTGCCATTGCAACTGCGTAAGCAATAGGATCTTCTGTCTTTAACTGAGACAGATCTTCACCTTTATTTTGCTGTTCTAGCAATTGCTCGATGACTTGGAGTCGTTGAGCATAGGTTTCGCGAGTCTTTGCTGCTTCGTCAATCTTTATCCGTTCAGCTTCTACAGCCTTGCGTTGTTCCGCTAAAGATTGCGTTTTCTTCTGATAGTCGGCAGTCCTACTGTAACCATTTAGAAGCTCATCAAGGCTAACTTCCACTTCTTCACCAGAGACTTTAACTCGGTAGCGTGGTTGTTCCTCTACTTCTTCCTCCTGGCTCTCAGCTTCTTCCGCACTTACATCTTGTTCCTCGGACTCAGAGTCATCAGAGTATTCCTCTACTGGCTCTTGCACAGCCTCTGGTTGGGCTTTCGCCTCCTCGGTCTGCGGTTCAAGAAAAGACATAAATGCGTTAGCTGCACCTCTTACAGATGTATCTACACTCCCTTGTGGGTTGGTGTTTTCACTCATTTTCTCACCTTACAGGTTGTT